TCTTGCTAATATCACTATTGACACTGTAGGTGTTACTAGTGTTACTAATCAACTTAAAGCATCTTGGGACACAAGTCTTCTGGGTGATAATCCTTGGTAATTTATGAGTACGCTTAAGACCGGAACAGTTCAAAACAACACTGGAACAGGTGCTCCACTGTTCAAAAATAATTCTGGCACGGAGATTGGTCAACTTACTAAAGCTTGGGTCAACTTTAACGGCGAGAATACGGTTGCAATTAGTGATGACTTCAATGTCAGTTCTATCACTGACAACGGTACTGGTAATTACACAGTCAACTTCACAAACGGCATGGGAAACGGCAACTATGCTGCTGTTGTGTCCACTTATATTTCAGCCAGCAACAGTTATGCAGCGTATGAAAGGATTGAATCTCTTTCATCCACAAGTTTTGTAATCAGAACTATCCATAGTAGTCAGTTTCGGGATTTGTCCCTTTTGTGCGCTGCAGTTTTCGGAGATTGACCCATGAGTACCATAAAAGTTACTAATATTCAAGATACTTCTGGTGGCAATTCAAGCACCAGCGAGCAAATTGCTAAGGGTAGAGCAACGGCGTGGGTAAACTTTGACGGTACTGGAACGATTGCGATCAGGGATAGTTTCAACGTCACCTCACTCACTGACAACAATACTGGAGATTACACAGTTAATTTTACAAACTCATTTGGAAACACAAATTATTGTTTTCAGTTAAGTTGTACTGACAGTGGATCTGGAGCTAATCAGACTGACGGTTATACTTATGGTGGTTGGAAAAGAGGTTCTGATTCCACTTTAAGAACAACCACTACTGTTAGATTTAAAGTTGGTTACACTTCAAATAATGCCTACTATGATCAATCAGAGTGTATGGTTACAATTTTTGGAGGTTAATTCATGAGCACCCTTAAGGTAGACACAATTCAAGACACCGGCAGCACTACTTACAACTTCGTTAAACAGATCGTGCAGACGGAAAAAAGCGACACTTTTTCGATTACTCCGTCTTCAACCCCTGAGTTTGGGACAGTTTGTTCTGCGACAATTACGCCTTCATCTACTTCCAGCAAAATTCTGATAATTTATTCAATGAACGCTCGTAGTTCTGCCACCAATGCAGGACATGCCACAAGAGTTTTAAGAGGAAGTACCGCGATTGGCATCGGTGATGCTAATGGCAGCAGGCAACGGGCTGGCATGGGAAGTTTTTTCAGTAGTGCTTCATATCGCAACCGCTGCATTTCTCAAGTAATTCTTGACTCGCCATCAACTACAAGTGCGATCACATACAATTTGCAACTTGGTGGCGAAACAAACGCAACTTACTATGTCAATGCAGGTGAAGGCGATAGTGCAGCCTATAACCAAGGTTGCACCCACTTGACACTGCTGGAGGTAGCAGGATGAACCACGACGCAATTCGCCGCGCTTATTCAAATGTCGTCATTATCGACGATTCTGCCGGTGCGTTTGACGCTAACGGTGATCAGGTAACGCTTGATCAGTCGCTTGTAGACGCTGCCGCTGCTGAACTAGTAACTGAAAACGCTTGGAGCAATTTGCGTACCGAGCGCACGAAGCTATTGGCTGAGACTGATTATTTGGCTTTGACTGACGCTACCCTTAGTGCAGACATGCGGACTTATCGTCAGGCGTTGCGGGATCTTCCTGCTAACACCAGCGATCCTGCAAACCCTACCTGGCCTACTAAACCATAAATAATCAAAAAAAGTAGATAATGGCAGCTCTAGATTTTCCAGGTAGTCCTAGTAATGGCGATACTTATACCGCCAACGGATTGACGTACAAGTATGATTCTACAGATGGTGTTTGGAACATTGAAAATGGTCAGGGAATTGGATTTGCACAGCAAACATCCGGAATATCTACAACCACTTCTGTTGGTATCAACACTGATGATGTTGATAGAAAAACTCTAGTTGGTCTTGGCAATTCATTTAATGGACTGTATGTTAGCAATGGAGTATTTCTCACTGATAAAGTGATGACTGGTAATCACTACATATCAACACAGTTCAATGGTTTTGCTGCAGGTCCGATTACTTTAAATGGTGTAATGACCGTTGACGGTGCCTTT